GGACAAACCCTAAGTCTTGTATAAGAGTAAAAAGACAGGGCAAGATTTGGTGGACTGTTTCATGTAACGCAGAAAGCCGCAAAACTCGCTACTTGCCACATCCTCTTGGGGCGGCTTAACGCCCTGTTAAGGTGGGGTGATAGCCCGTGAAGGTTGGGCGGGGGAAGCCCAGCTACCACCCCGTAGCCATTATAGTTTGTTTTTGGCCCTGTAAAACGCCAACAAGTGACTAAAACATTCCCACCCGATTCTCAGGTCATCTTCAGGTATCTCTAGTAGTTTAGCTTTGTTTTCGTTGGCATTAACATACACAATGGCGCACCGTGCGTTAGGCATCTCAAAACCATGCCTGTAAGCCGCTAACTGCATATGGTGGTCAAAATAGGTATCAAGCTTATCCACATCCTTTTCGGTGGTTTTAAAGTCGATGACAAAGCCATCGGTCTTGGGGTGGTAATGGGGTCGGCTAATTAGGTCGCATTTACCGCCATAGCCACCGTGGGCAAAAGACTTCTCAGCAACCCATAGCTGTTGCCCAAAATGCTCGTTTATGGCCTTTTCTACGACACGGACATAGGTTGGTAACTCAGGAATGTAAACGCCTTCGTAAAACGCTTCTATGATGCCGTGTATCTGAGTTCCTCGTTCCGCAGCTTGCTTGGCGGTTTCTTTACTATCAGATACAACCCGACTTAACCAATCTTCTTCTGATTCCCCGTCTAGGCGAGGTAATGTAAGTGCAGCGAGTATGGCTTGTTGTTGTTTCCATACATCAAGGGCTGGCTTGGCGGCACACCCGATAATGGTGGTAACTGAGGGCAATAAGCCTCGTTCTCTTGCGTCTTTGACAGTTGTGTTTCTTTCTTTGCCATTCTTGCCAACGATGCGATAGGCTGTATCGCCATTGGGTAAATACCAATGACCACTTTCACTTGTATTCTCCTTCACTAACATAAATCCCCCTTAACTTGCTAACGATAATATATCTCTACGCTCTCGGTCATCTGTGACCCGCTCGGCACAAGCCAAGACCACGCTTTTAATGACGGTTTCTAAGTCCTCAACGGCAAATCCGATGATTGGTACTTCTTCATCGTAGCCCCGTTCTTGAAAAGTCTTGACGGTGTATTTGGATTCAATCACATCTTTAATCGCATGGTTCATGGCTTTCTCCTAAAGGTTATTCCCCCTAGAACGGCACACTTAAATCCTCATCATCCTCAATAGCATTAAGGACTTTGCGGTTCTTGTTTTGAAATTCTGCCGACTGCATGATTTGGTTCTTCAGGCCATCGGACAAACTATCAAATACGGCTTGGTCAAACTTCTGCATATCAAACAGAAGTGTTGGGTTTACGCCACTAGGTAACCCAGCTTTAGCAACTACGGCTGGTACTGGCGTTACGGCTACCGCATCGGCATAGGTCTTTCCGTTGGATTCTCTATGCTGCACGGTAATCATGCACCATTTGTCTAACAAATTTGTTAAGTCAAAGCCCCGCAACTCATCATCGGTAAATGATTTGCCACGCCAAGATTCCAAGTCCTTCCGTAACGAAGCCTTTTCGCCTAGCGACAGCGTGTAATTGCGGGTTTGGATTAAGGGTTTGCCTTCATCGGTCTTTAGGTCATCACCGTGCAATTCCCAAAAAAACTTTACTTTACGCAACATATTGACTTTGCCCATGTATTCGGACTTCTGCGTACCAAGGTCAATAATGCGGTATAGACGGGCCAAATGTGACCCAGTTGGTGCAATCTTAAATTCTTTCACGGGTGCGCTTCCTGTAACTATCATTGTTTTCCCCCAAAAATGTTAGAAAAATCATCGGCAATAGCAGACAAAATGGGGTTAATCCTACCTTTTTTGGGTAGGCCGCAATGAAACCGAATTAGGTCAATTTCTTCCAATGTCAACATATCGCCATCTTCTGCCTTATCCAAAGCTATACAAAGTTTCTCTTGTTCAGCCATCATATCGTTGTGTAATTCCTGTAAGTCATCCATAAGTTTCTCCATAAGTTAGCCTGAGTAGTCAGGTAACTTTACTATAAACCTTTTTTTACCCATGTGCAAGATTTGTTGTTAAAATATCTACTTAACCAATAAAATTACTTTTATGGACTTCAAACTTACACCCAAACAAATGATTCATTTATGCGGTGGCCCTGCCAAAATCGCCCGCAGATTCAAAGTAACCACCCAAGCTGTGCATCGTTGGCAACATGAAGGTTTACCCCACAGTAAGCTTTTAGAACTGGCAGCGCAGATAGAACGGGAAAGCCACGGGCTAGTAACCCGCAAGGATATGTTTCCCCAATCTTGGCATTTAATTTGGCCTGAGTTGCAATAGCGCAAAATTTTGTTTTATACTGATGGGGCAGGCTAGTCCCCTGTTAATTATCGGTAGCAAGACCCTTTAAGGGTGTTTTGTGGCTTTAGGAAAAGTACCTACCGAGCTTTTCTTAAGGGGACTAACACAGAATACCTTTAAAGGGTTTTTCTATTTCTGCGGTCACAGTTGGGCGGGAACCGACACCAGCGACTGCGATACAAGTGCTACTGGGGGATAGTTGATGTAACAGCACACACATAGGTGGCGAAGCTAGTGCCTATTCAACGAACGACTGGCGGGTTCTGTGGCTCCGAAAGGCAACAGTTGAAGGAATCTAGGATGGCTAGGTTCCGTTCACCAAAAGGCAACTTAACTTATAAGTTATATATAGATATAACAAATAAACTTAAAAGTAACATAAATAAGTCATTAGCCCATTTAAAGCCACATTTATGTATCAAAAACGCATTTTTGCCCACGGCTCCCATACAAGGGCTCCCTTCCACGGGAGTGGTAGTTAATATTAGGGTAAGTCCTAATAAACAAAAGTTGATAATGCCTTACGATTACATTACCAACTTAAAAGGGGGAAATATGAAATACATCATCGCATTACTATTAACACTTGGCATTAATACCGCCCAAGCTGAAGCTATTGCCCAATCACCAAACGAAGGCGGTGGCTTTATTGTATTAACAAACGAAGTATGCGTAGTGAATAAAAAAACCTTTTCTGAACTGCGTAGGGTGTATAGCTATACCCAAAGCGGTCTTACGCAAGAAGGCTGTTTTATGCTTGAAGATGACACCGTAGTCGTAGTGTGGGAATCAGGCAATAAAAGACGCTATTCTGCAAGTGGGTTTACTTTGGTTAATCGAGGAAAAAATATATGAAATTAATTATTTCCTTAATTGTTGTTGCTTTTTCGCAACTAACTTTTGCCCAAACTTATGTGGTGACCGACCCACAAGGTAATGTTTCTTATTATGTACAAAAACAGGGTAATTCGGCTCAAATAGTAAACAATCAGGGCCAAGTGGTGCAAAACTCCACAATCTACCCTAATCAGGTCGTTACACCGCAAGGTTGGGCGATTGGCACACCGTCTTATACCGTGCCTATGTCACCACCAAACCCACCATCACCACGAGTATTGCAATGACACCGTTAGAACTAGCCGATAAATTAGAACAGTTGATGAAAACAACGAAGGTCGATTACACCGTGCAAGAAGCTGCGGATATGATTCGTGAATTGCACCTTAAAAACCGTGAACTGCAAATGCGCTTGGATTCTACAACCGTATGGATGGAGTATTTATGACCACATTTACTACTGATGACCGTATAAACGCTTATAGCCATTACAAAATCTATGATGAGCATGGTGAATTAATGCGTACTGTCAAAACTAAACATGAAGCCGAGCATTTAATACAAACCTATACCGACTGGACTTACCAGTTTGTAAAAGCCGACAAACCTAAATTGGATTTGCCCGATGCGCCTTTTTAAATGGACTGGTACATTTCTGTGCTTGATTGGTATTGGGCTAACCAGTATTAACGAATACCCAGCCAACATTATTTTTGGCTTTGTAGGTAGTGTCATGTGGGCCATAGCGGGTTGGAAACAAGACGATTGGGCGTTGTTTTTAGTAGAATTTGCTGCGGTATTAATGTATTTTTTTGGTTTGTATTTGTATATTTTTAACAATCTATCTAAATGGGGGATTTAGTGTGGAATTTGAGAAATTTTGGGAAATGTGGCCTAAGAAAGTGGCTAAAAAAAAGGCTGAATCTGCTTGGGGGAAGTTATCCCAGCTTGAAAAGCGAGAAGCTTTGGAAGCCTTACCAAACCACATCAAATACTGGGAACTTAAACGAACCCACATAGATTTTGTGCCATACCCTGCGTCTTGGATTAATGGTGAGCGTTGGACTGACACCCTTGATATGACCCCCGCCAAAGAAAAGGTCGATAGGTCATGGATGTTTAGCCAACAAGGCATCGAAGCCAAAGCAAAAGAACTTGGCATTTTGGGTAATGGCTACGATACTTACGAAACTTTAAAACGCAAGTGTATGGTGAAGTTAGGAATGGAACTTGAATGAGCAGAAACATAAATATCGCTGCGGTGTTCGGCAGTTGTGTAAATGGCGTGCAGAATGGGGGTTAGCAAAGTTTAGGGAATATCTATCAAACTACAAACTTGATAGTCAATTACTAACAGATTTTGCTGACCAATGGAAAAAAGGTAACAAAGGTAATAAGGGGGAATGGTTGTGAATTATTTAAGCGTATGTAGTGGTATTGAAGCCGCTACAGTTGCTTGGCATGAGATGGGATGGAATCCTGTTGGATTTTCTGAAATAGAAAAATTCCCAAGTGAAGTGCTAAAGCATCATTATCCTAATGTGCCAAATTTTGGCGATATGACTAAATATAAGGAGTGGAAAATTGACTCAGTTGGACTTTTGGTCGGAGGAACTCCCTGCCAATCATTCTCTGTTGCAGGACTTAGGAAAGGACTTTCAGACCCTAGAGGAAACTTGGCACTTACCTATGTTGGAATTCTTGACCACTTTAGACCCAAGTGGTTCATTTGGGAAAATGTGCCAGGTGTCCTTAGTTCAGGTCAAGGAAGGGATTTTGCAGCCTTCCTCACAGCGTTGGGCATCATCGGGTATGGGTGGAGTTACAGGGTGCTTGATGCTCAGTACTTTGGAGTCGCCCAAAGACGCAGACGAGTGTTTGTTGTCGGATGTCTTGGAGATTGGCGACCTACCGCAAAAGTATTATTTGAGTCCGAAAGCTTGCGAAGGAATATTAAGAAGGGCAAAGAAAAGGGGGAAAAATCTACCGCCAATGTTAAAACAAGCATTGCTTATGAAAATCACCCATCCGATAGCAGAGTAAAAGAAATGGGCGATGTATGCCAAACAGTAACAAGTAGTTGGGGTACTGGTGGCGGAAACATTCCATTTGTTCAAAATGTACCGATTTCATGGGATGCAGAATTGAACCCCAATGAAAACAAAATGGGTACTCTAATGCGTGGTGGTCAAGGTGGCAGAATGGAAGGTGTTGCTATTCCTTACGACCTATATCAAATTACAAGCCCTTTAAATGGGCAACGCAGAGAAAATGGTGACCCATGCCATACCCTTGCTAGAGATAATGCCGCTTACGCAAGTGTTGTAACAAACATACAAGGCAATTTAATTGGTCGTGACAAAGGCGGCCAAAATGGGGTTGGTGTTTCAGAAAATGAAGCGATGTACACACTAACAAAAACAGATGTTCAGGCAGTTGCTTTTACTACTGAACAAACGCCAAAGTTTAATAATCAACAAGCCTTAACTCTTACTCAATCGGAGCATAAACATAATCAATGTGTTTTAAATCAAATGACAGTTCGCAGACTTACCCCTGTTGAATGTGAAAGATTACAAGGATTTCCTGACAACTACACAAACATTAAAGAAAACTGCCCTGATGGGCATAGATACAAAGCACTTGGTAATTCTATGGCTGTGCCTGTAATGAAATGGATAGGTAAACGCATAAATGAGGTAGAAAATGAAAGAATATGACCCACACGAAGCAATCGACTTTATATTTAAAACTGCACCGCAATACGCCAAAGCGTCAGGTGAGTTAGCCCAGCTTGAGAACTTTCGGCATAGCTTAAAAGCTATCAAAATGTCACAAACTGAGGAACAATCGTTAGGCGCACAGGAACGAGAAGCCTACCGTAGCCAAGATTACCAAGATTTATGCAAAGCCATAGGCGCAGCGGTAGAACAAAAAGAAGCTTTACGGTGGCAATTAGAAGCTGCCAAGATGCGGTTTGAAGCATGGCGTACCCAACAAGCTAACGATAGACAAATAGAAAGACTAACCAAATGAGAGAATTTGCCGAAGTATTTTTAGACCTAAACCGTCAAATTAAAAAGCTACACAATGCCAAGCTAAAGCAAGACCACACACAGGCTTACCTAATTAGCTGTGATGTGACCGACTTAGCCCAAGAACTTGAGGATGTACTGCAAAACGATGCAAACATTCAATAAGATAATGCGTAACGCCTATGCAACGCACATTGATTACGGTGCGTTTAAAGGCTTAATTCCTAGCAATCCCGCATTTTGCCCTAGCAATATTGACGGCATAGCCGAGCGCAACGGCAAGTTTTTGGTCATGGAATGGAAACGCCCCAATGAAAAGGTTAGCGAAGGTCAGCGCAGATTACTGCAAGCCTTTGCCAAAACGCATAACTTTACGGTGGTTATTGTGCAAGGCAATACGGATGATGAACTGGTTATCCAAGACTTTTGGCAAGTGCAACCGTATGGCTCATGTGTAAAATTGGGCCAAAGAGTAGAGGAATTTAAAGCCTTTTATGTAATGTGGTATGAATACGCAAACCAAAAAACACTATGACAAAGTTGCCCGACTTGGCTGTATCTTATGCCGACAATTTGGATTTAAAGACACCCCCGCAGAAATCCACCACATTAGACGATTTGGTGGGTTGCGAGAAAACGCAGAGGTCATACCGCTATGCCCCGAACATCACCGAGGGAATACAGGTGTTCACGGACTTGGGGCTAAAGGATTTGAGCGCAGATACAATCTTACTCAAGAGGATTTGCTTACCTTCACGGAGAGGTTGCTCGCTATAAATGAATGATTTGGCACTTTATTTTGGAATTGTTATATTAACGCTTCCTTTAATAGCGATGTTTATAGTTCTAAAGGGTCAAATCCCAACTCGTTAGCCACCGCTTTGGCACGGTTTCTAAAGGTTTTATCGTGTTTAGTCCAAGCATGGGTAACGGTATTCCACCGACTAGCATGAATCATTTCATGGGCCATAGTCCTAATTACGGTATCTAAATGCCCACAACGGGCATCGGAAATAGTAATGGTATGGGCGTGTTTTTCGCCATCGTCATAAAGGTATGTACCCATTGCTTCAGGGTCGCTATCTACAACAAACTTAATTTCTTCAGGTAAAGGTAAATCCCAAGACGAAAACGGCTCTACGCAATACAGCATTGCATAAATGTTCTCAATAATCTTGGGCGTTAGCTTCATACTTGTAATATTTCCCCACGAAACTCAACCTCATCTTCACCACAAGCCATAATCATCTCAGGCATTAATAGCCTACCACGCTCCCACGAAGCCATAATGAAACCTTGCCGCCAATCTTTAGCGTTATCTTCAGTATAGGAAAATGATTCGTCATTAGGGTCGGCTAATGTACCAGTTTGCACACCCCAATAGGTCTTTTGGTCAAAAGTCGATATTGGGCTACAAGTCAACACATGGGTGTGGCCCGTAAAGATATTACAGAAACTCGCCTGTACATTCTGATAACCAGCGTAGCGACCACCCTTATGCCTGTGTTTAATTACAGTATCGTCATTGACCCAAAACGACCAACAAGTTTCCCAATTAGGGAAGTGATATTTAAGGTTAAACCCATCCACCCCTGAAAACTCAGGCGCACGGGCTACTAATGCAGCTTCATACCGCATATCGTGGTTACCCAAAGTCCAAATCATTTTAGCCCCTGCTGGACGTACCTTTTCAATGGCTTCTAAATGGGTTTTACAGTAGTTTAGTTCGTCTAATACGCTAGGTTGGCGGTCATAGTTAATCTTGGGAAAACGGCTCAATACCGCCCCGTCAAACGCATCACCGTTACAAATAATGGCTTTTGGCTTGAAATACTCAATAAACTTAATTAAGGCTTTAAATGAGGTAGTTGTGCTTTCGGTAAAGTGGGCATCGGAAAAAATAATGACACGCCCTTCTTCCATTTCCATCCCACGCCTAACGCTATGTTGCGTTGCTTCTAAACGCTCTTTTAGCTTTTCTTCTCGTTTTTCTCGCTCAATTTTTGCGACTTCCGCCAATTCTTTAATTCTGTTTTGTTTGTAAACAGGGTCGGTATCTAGTTTAATCTTGTGTCTTACTTCAATCGACCGCCTACGAGCCATGATGTTGCGTACATTGACCCCTGTTACTTTTGAAAAAGCGGCAGGGCTTGGGTATTCATGCCACTTTGCTATAAATTCTTCATCGCTAAGAAAATATCCGTATTGATTTTGACCCATATATAGCCTTGACTATGATAAAGTTAGCTTATCTTAACCGAAAATTGTTAATAATCAATGCCATACGCCCGTAAGGTTGATGTAAACCAAACAGAAATAGTAGAAACCCTTAGAAAAGCGGGGGCTGATGTATATATTTTGTCGATGGTAGGTAGGGGAATCCCTGATTTAATGGTGTGCTACAACGGAGAAACCATCTTGATGGAAGTCAAGCGTGACGCAAAAGCTAAGTTCACCAAAGACCAACTCAAGTTTATTGCTAACTGGAAAGGTGGCCCACTTAGTCGGGTAGATAGCCCCGAAGCTGCGCTACGAGCGATTGGATTAGTCCGTGTTGCTGACCAATCTTAAAGTCACCGAATACAACCAAGATTACTATGACGAGCATAAAGATGCTGGTCTAGATTATCTTGGGCATGGCTATTGGCAAGAAGAATACGCCAAAATGGTCACAGAAGCCTGTAAAACGCCCCGTGACGGCTTTGTCGTAGATGCTGGATGTGCGTGTGGTTCTATCCTAAAAGGCTTTCATAAGCTGAATATGCGGGTTTTGGGGGTAGATTTAAATGAATCTATGATTGGGTTGGGTCGTACCCAATTTGGGTATTATGCTAACGAATTGGTTTGTGGCTCAATCGCTGATACTCCAGCCTTAACTGAAAGCGTTGATTTGGTGCATACCGCCCAAGTTTTAGAGCATATTCCGCAAGACCAAATGGATGCCATTCTTCAAGAATTTTCAAGAATTATCAAGAAATCAGGTCGGGCGTTTATTTGCTTAGATGCCGTCAAGGATGGGGAAACCAAAGAAATGTATATGGGTGACCCAACCCATGTGAACATTCAGCCAATTAACTACTGGTATCGGCTATTCCATAAGCACGGATTTATGTTTGATGTGGAAGCGTATAACAAATTTGTTAACTCTAAATACAGGCCGACAGAGGACAAAGACGAGAACTTTTTTAACGCTTACCCTTATTGGTCGGTGTGGATTTTGCAAAAAACCTAATATAATTGGGTATGTAAAGGAGATTCTATGGAAAATTGTGCATTATTCGTAGCTACATTGCTACATTCTGCGACTAATACGCATTTTTTTCATTGGACTACGGACAGTTTTTCCAAGCACACCGCATTGGGCGAATATTACGATGGCATTGTGGAATTGACTGACAGCTTTGCAGAAGCCTACATGGGTAAATACGGCAAATTCACCGCATTTCCAAGCGTTTACCACCAGCCAAAAGACCCAATTAAATATATGGAATCGCTACAAAACTTTGTGGCTGATGCCCGTCAAGATTTGCCGCAAGATTCTGAACTACAAAACATCATTGATGAGATTGCAGACCTTATCAATTCCACGACTTATAAACTTAAGTTCTTGAAATAAAAGGATAAATCATGCCATTAATGAAATCAGGTAGCAAAGAAGCGGTCGGCAAAAACATCAAAAAAGAGATGGAAGCTGGCAAACCTAAAAAGCAAGCCGTGGCTATCGCACTGGCGACTGAGCGTAAATACGCTAAAGGTAGCCGTAAGAATAAGCTAGAAGAAGCTTATGGCAAATACATTGAAGAAAAAGCATGAGTAGGCGTGACCAAATTCGTGCCGCAATGGATAAGCACGATAAGCCCATACCTAAAACCACAAAGGGCAAAGGTCGCAATTACTTATCCGTTGAAGAAGGTGCAGGTATGACGGCTGCTGGCAGAGCTGCTTATAACCGCAAGAATAACGCCAATTTACAAGCCCCCCAATCTAGTGGGCCACGCCATGATAGTTTCTGTGCAAGGTCAAAAGGCTGGACTGGGGAACGAGGAAAAGCAGCAAGAGCGAGATGGAGTTGCTAATGAAAAACGGACTATACGCAAACATACACGCCAAGCGTGAGCGGATTAAGGCTGGTTCAGGTGAAAAAATGAAAAAGGCTGGGGCAAAAGGCGCACCAACCGCCCAAGACTTCAAAGATGCCGCCAAAACCGCTAAAAAGCCCCGCAGACAAGTAATCTCTGACGCTATGAAGGATATGTAATGTTTAAAAAAGAAAAGATTAAACCTGAGAACTCTTTGTTGCAACCGCACAAACAAACCACGCTAGAAAAGAACCAAGATAAGCGTGAAAAGCGTAAAGCCGCATTGATGAAGCACTTTAACCAATTTGTTAAACAGATGGCATAAACTTAGTTTTAGTATTAGAATTTACCCTAACTAAATCAATCACTTGAGGTAGTAATGGATAATAAAGAATCGAAAACTGTCGATGTAAGGCATAAAAACCTTAGTCGAGCAGGCAGACCAGTAGGTGTACCAAACAAATCCACCGCCATGGCTAGAGAAGCCATAGCACGGTTTGTTGATGGTAATAGCCATAAGTTACAAGAGTGGCTAGAAGCTATTGCTGATGACCCTAAATACGGCCCTAAACACGCATTTGACTGCTTTATGCAAGTGGCTGAATACCATGTACCTAAACTAGCTCGTACTGAGCATACTGGTAGCGAGGATAAACCCATTCGATATGTGGTTACATGGAAGAAGTAATCGAATATACAGACCTCAATATTGAACTGTATAAGCCTAGGGATGTATTCCTAGACTTTCACGATAGAACTCAACGATGGGCTGTTATCATTGCCCACCGAAGGGCTGGTAAGACTGTAGCCTGTATCAATGACATTCTTTGGCGAGCCTTGACCGAAACAAAGGAAAATGCCCGATATGCGTATATTGCCCCGTACTATGCCCAAGCTAAGTCTATTGCTTTTGATTACCTTATGCAGTTTAGTGAGCCTGCACGGGTTAAGCACAATATTTCAGAGTTGTGGGTCGAATTATTCAACGGGGCTAGAATTCGTTTGTTTGGTGCAGACAATCCTGACGCACTTAGGGGTTTATACCTAGATGGCGTAGTGCTTGACGAATATGCCGACATGAAGCCAAAGATATGGGGCGAGGTTATACGACCATTATTGGCTGATAGGCAAGGGTGGGCTACCTTTATCGGTACACCAAAGGGCCACAACACCTTTTACGACATATACCAATATGCCACGCTAAACAAGGATGAGTGGTATAGCACCGTCTTACGGGCCAGTAAAACCAAAATATTGCCACAGGCTGAATTGGATGATGCCCTTAAATCCATGTCAATCGACCAGTTTCAGCAAGAGTTCGAGTGTTCATTCGAAGCTTCCATAGTTGGGGCTATATATGGCGTTGAGATGCGTTTACTGACCGATGCTGGGCGTATTACTAAAGTGGAGTGCGACCCGATGTTTCCTGTACATACAGCATGGGATTTGGGATACAACGATGCCACGGCTATTTGGTGGTTTCAGGTTGTGCATGGCGAGATTCGAGTATTGGATTACCACGAAGCGCATGGGCAGCCCATCATTTACTATGCCAACCAAATCAAAGAACGACCCTATGAATACGGCACACATTGGCTACCCCATGACGCTAGGGCAAAAACATTAGCAAGTGGTGGTAAGTCAATAATTGAACAATTAATGGATAAATTACCCCTAAAAAGCGGAAATTTGTTTAAAATTGTTCCAAATCTGTCATTACAAGACGGTATTCAAGCTACAAGGATGGCATTAGCTAGAACTTGGTTTGATGCCTTTAAATGTCAAGACGGTATTGAGTGCTTGCGACAGTACCAAAGGGAATACGATGAGGATAAGAAAGTATTTCGAGATAAGCCTAGACATGATTGGACTAGTCATGGAGCGGATGCTTTTAGAATGCTTTCTATTGCTTGGCGAGATGAAACAGAAATTGAAAGACAAAATCAACCGATTAAAGGCATATTTGTCGGACAGACTGATGTGACCCTTGAGGAAATGTGGAAAAGCACACCAACAACTAAATATCAAAGGTATTAGGTATGAACGATACGCTCAATAAGACTTACGAGGATTGGTATAACACCATCGCCCAGTATGACAAATCATTTAGGGAATGGGAAGCACGAGTACCCCGTATTATTAAGCGTTATCGTGATGACAGTCGCACCCGTAATAACCCTAATGCTCGTTTTAATATCCTTTGGTCAAATGTTCAGGTAATCAAGCCTGCCATTTTTGCAAGACTTCCCCGCCCCGATGTAAGCCGTAGATTCCGTGATAACGACCCGATTGGGCGTGTAGCGTCAATGATGCTTGAACGGGCGTTGGAATATGAGATTGAACACTATACCGACTATCGTTCCGCTATGGATAATGCGGTGCTTGACCGCTTATTGGGTGGGCGTGGCACAGCATGGGTGCGGTATGAACCACACATTGTTGCCGAGCAAAACGACCTAAACACAGGGTTAGCTGGTCAAGATGTAGGTAATGGTGTACAGATTACAGAGGATGCCGATGAAGCTGAAACGGAAAACGCTGAACTATTGGAATCGCAAGAACGCATTGAATATGAGTGCGCCCCTTGTGATTTCGTTCATTGGCGTGACTTTGGTCATACTGTTGCTCGTACTTGGCAAGAAGTAACTGCCGTATGGCGTAAAGTCTATATGAGCCGCCAAGCATTGATTGACCGCTTTGGCGAGGAAGTGGGCGGCAGTATTCCGCTAGATACTAAGCCTGAATCCGATAAATGGGCTACTAAACAAATGGTTGCCGAGCATTACCAAGCTTGTATATACGAGATTTGGGATAAAGAGCAAGGCAAGGTTTTTTGGTTAAGCAAATCCATGGGCGAGATTCTTGACGAAAAGGATGACCCGCTACAGTTAGAAGGTTTCTTCCCATGCCCTAAACCGTTGTATGCCACGCTGACCACAGATAGCCTTGAGCCTGTGCCTGATTTTGTTTTATATCAAGACCAAGCCAAACAGTTAGATACCCTTGCAGACCGCATAGATGGGCTTGTAAACGCCTTAAAAGTGCGTGGTGTATATGACGCTTCCGAATCTAGCCTAGCCCGTCTATTCTCTGAAGGCGAAAACAATACCTTGATTCCAGTCAAGAATTGGGCTGCTTTCTCTGAAAAGCAAGGCATGAGAGGTGCTATTGACCTTGTTGACCTAGCCCCGTTTGCCCAAGCCTTACAGATGGCTTATCAGGCGATGGAGCAAGTCAAGGGCCAAATTTACGAGATTATGGGTATTGCCGACATTCAGCGTGGTCAAACCGACCCCAATGAAACGCTTGGCGCACAGATTATTAAGTCTAATAACGCTGCGGGTAGGCTCAAATACCTACAACACGCAGTCGTTGACTTTGCTACCGAACTCTTAAAGATTAAGGCGCAGATTATTTGCAAACACTTTACTGAGGATACGATTGTCAAGATTAGTGGTGCAATGCAACTTAGCCCACAAGACCAAGCTTTAGTGCCACAAGCCTTGATGTTGCTCAAGGATGAACCCGCTAAAAACTTCCGTATTGAAGTCACTAGCGATTCAATGATTTACCAAGACGAGCAACAAGAAAAAGCTGACCGCATGGAGTTTTTACAAGCCATGAGCGCATTTATGCAACAAGCTATTCCTGCTGCACAAACAACCCCTGAAATTACACCCGTGCTTATGGAAATGCTCAAGTTTGGCGTAACTGCGTTCAAGGCTGGTAAGGGCTTAGAAGGGCTTATTGATGAAACTGCCGACCAATTTAGAAATAAAGTTAAAGCGATGGAAGGCCAACCCAAGCCACCGCCCGTTGAGGTGCAAAAGATTCAGGCTCAATCTCAGGCTAAGATTCAAGAAATGCAAATGTCAGTCCAACTCGAACAGCAGAAGATGGCTGCCGAGATGGAATTGGAAAAGGCTAAACAGGAGTATCAAGCACAAGAGAATCAGCTTAAATTCCAACTGGAAGAACAGCGTAACGCTCAAGAGCGTGAGATGGAAATAAAGCTGGCTCAAATGAAGATGATGACCGAGCGCAACACCCAACTCCTATTGGCTTACATTAACAACGGGGCTAAGATTGAAACCGCCCGTATTTCGGCTGGTGTAGATAGCGGTGAGGGTATTCCTGAAATGTATGACATGGATGAGGATATGCTAAAGGCTCAAGAACATCCATTAGCCCCCATCGCCAACGCTATTGCCCAAGGTAACCAAGAAATGACGGCTACACTAGGTGCTTTAATTGAACGACTTAACCAACCCAAACAAGTTCTCCGTGATGAGAACGGCAAAATCATAGGAGTAACAAATGCCCAGTAATCTTAAATATTCCAATGGCACACGAAATGCCCAACAAGTCGGACTGATTACCTACGCTGGGTCAGGTGCGTTAATTAACATCTATTCAGGTAGCCAACCCGCTAACGCTAATACTGCCATATCAGGGCAAACCCTACTGGTTACCCTTACAGTAACAGGCTCATTTGGTACGGATAGCAACGGCACGATTACTTTATCGACTGTGACCAACGGCACGGCAGTAGCGACTGGCACGGCATCATTCTTCCGTATCACCCAATCTAACGGTTCTACCGTAGTGATGGATGGCTCGGTAGCCACAAGCGATGCTGACTTGGTGCTAAACAATACAAGTATTGCTACGGGTCAGGTTGTCAGTATCTCCGCAGGCACTATCATTCGGGCCAACCAGTAAAGGATAATTCATGGCTTTAGTTCTTAAAGACCGTGTAAAGGAAACAACGACCACGACTGGCATAGGCTCGTTTAGCCTTGCGGGGGCAGTTACGGGCTATGATTCGTTTGGTCAAATTGGCACAGGCAATACGACTTATTATGCGGTTTACCTTGATGGTGGCTCAGAGTGGGAAGTTGGTATTGGTACTTACACCGCACCCGCAACCTTATCTCGTGACACCATCCTAGCGTCTAGCAATAGCGGTAGCGTAGTTACATTTAGTGCTGGGCAAAAGACGATTTGGTGCGATTACCCCGCAGGCAAGGCTGTTTATTTAGACGCAAGTGGCTCAATATCTGAGCCTATTGTCAATATTTCAGGCTTATCGGGGGCTATTTCTACGGTTGATACCATTGCGTTTGACACCACTTATGCCACAACTTTGACGGCTGGGCAGATTGGATGGGATGGTAACGACACTCTAGGTCTTGGCATGATTGGCGGTAATGTTGTGCAAAAGATTGGCGAGGATACATTCTTTTATGTAAAAGCCAGTTCTGCCATCACAAAAGGTCAGTTATGTATGTTTACTGGCGCAGTCGGTTCAAGTGGTGTAGTAACTGCCGCCCCCGCTACTGCCATTCCTTACGCTGAAGCCATTATTGGTGTGGCTGCCGAAAACATCGCTTTAAACGGCTTTGGATTGGTGCAAAACACAGGAACATTAAAAGGGGTAGATACTTCTGCTTTCTTAGATGGGGATATTCTTTATTACAATTCTGCCGTAACAGGCGGGTTTACAAAGACTTTCCCTACTAGTGGCCCAATCGTTATCGCTGCCGCAGTCGCTAAAGCTGGTTCTGGCGGTTCAGGCATCCTTACTATTCGTATTTCATTCCAAACAAGGGTAACGGCTGGCACAGGAATGTCAGTTACTCAAGGCAATGATGTCGTTACGGTAACAAACTCTGCACCCGACCAAACGGTAAGCCTAACGGGTGCAGGAACTACAACGGTTACTGGTACTTACCCTAACTTTACGATTACCAGTAATGACCAATATGTAGGAACGGTTACAAGCGTTTCTGCGTTGACTTTAGGAACAACAGGTACTGACCTTAGTTCTACTGTAGCAAATAGCACTACAACCCCTGTAATCACGCTTAATGTGCCTACTGCATCGGCTACTAACCGTGGGGCGTTAAGTTCTACCGATTGGACTACTTTTAACAACAAAGCCAACGCATTTACTTATACAACGAATTACATTCCGTATGGTCAAGGCACAACCACGCCCAACCAATCGGCTAATCTGACCTATGACGGCACTACTTTAAAAGCCCAAGCGGTTAATGCCACTAACGGTATTGTTGTGAATAAGCAAACCGTATCAGCAAACTACACCATTGCAAGCGGTGATTCAGGTATGTCAGCAGGGCCAATAACCGTATCAAGTGGCGTAACTGTCACGGTATCTAGCGGCTCTCGTTGGGTAGTCCTATAAGATGCTAGGCTTTAACGCCTTTTCCGAACAAGCAATATCGGACATTAGTTTGCCCGTTATCACGGGTATTCTGTATGCAACGGATAACAATGACACCGCTAATTTATCGGGCGAGGTCTTGGTTGAAGGTCAAATCAATACCACGGATGGAACAGATTACGCATTATTAAGTGGTGAGAACCGTGTAGATGGCGTAATTGATACTACCGATAGTCCTGACACCGACCAGTTCACAGGCGCAGTAGCTGTAGCTGGCGTAATAAGTGCTACAGATGGCACAGATACCGCAGCATTGACAGGCGAGGTTGGCGTTGATGGAATCCTTGATACCACCGATGAAAACGATACCGCTTTATTGATTGGTGAACTTGGTCCTGAACCAAGTCCTACAGGCACAGATACCCATGACGGCTTTACACCTGAAGAAATCCGTAGGGCTAGAAACCTAGACCGCAAGATTCGGGAAAAACAATTAGCCCTTTATAAGGCACAGCAAGAAGCCAAGAAGCGGAGAAAGCAACAACTCCGTGACTTGATTGACCCACCAAAAATTGTTGCAAAACAAAAACAAAATAAACTACAATCTATTCAAGAGGTTAAGGCTGATATACCGTCAGTCGATACTACAGAACTAGAGCAGTCTATCGCCTACCTTGAGAACCAACGCAGTAAGTTAGCTAGGGCGGTAGAACTCAGAAAGCAACAAGCCTATATTCAGGCACAGTTAGCGATTCTTGAAGCCCAGCGACAAGCTGAGTTGGATGATGAAGAATCAATACTGATGCTTTTATGACACCGTTTGGGCAATATAAAAAAGGTTTAGATTTACTACACTTAGGCCACTACCAGTCGGGTTTCCGATTGTATGAGTTTCGGTGGCATCCCAAAACTCGTGAAGCATCGGGCGAAAAGTGGGATAAATGGGTCAAAGCCCCCAAATGGAATGGGGAACGCCTGTACGACAAACACATTACAGTACAGATGGAACAAGGCTTTGGCGACATTATTCAGTTTGCTAGATTTTTGCCTATGCTTAAAGCTTGGGGTGCTAGGGAAGTATCAGTTATGTGCCATAAGTCGGTCATGCAACTTTTAGGGCAGATGGATTGTATTGACACCATTTCTTGTGTGCGTGACGAAGGCAGACCGCTAGAAGCCGATTATTGGGTAGGTAGTATGAGCCTACCCCATTTTGCCCTACACGCCCCTATGTATGTGCGTCAATCATTCCCTATTAGCCAAACCAAAATTGTAGGCTCTGAGGGCTATTTAAACGCCATTCCAAGCGGAATTGAGCGTAAGGTTGGGGTGAACTGGCACGCTAGTACAGGGCCACTCCATTACATTAAATCCATTGATGTGAATATTCTGCGAGAAATGCTAGGTAACGATGTTTACTCTCTGAATATTAATACTGATGACATATTCCAACCCTTACCGCCCGATGGATGGAAAGAGAACTTTTACAAGACTGCTTGCCACATGAAGTCCATGAAAGCGGTGGTAAGCCCTGACACGGCTACGGCTCATCTTGCTGGTGCGTTAGGGGTTAAATGTTTTTTACTTTTGCCTGACGATGAATACATCTGTTGGCGATGGAAGCATGGGGTGTGGTACGACTCAACCGTGCCATTGCGTAAACAAGACTGGCATAAATTGCCGCATTTATTGGAGAAGTTATGATATGCCCGAAATGTGGTTATTCTGAATCAAATCATGTAGTCACAAAATCAGATAAGGAAAAATACCTAGATTTTTGGGGATTTACCCTTGGCACACCTGAAGCCGAAGAAGCGTGGCGGCAAAAGGAAGAAATGACCGCCAAAGAAGCTCCAATGGTTATGTCAGACATTGAAGGCTATGTATCTCAGGTCGATGGCACATGGATTAAAAGCCGTAGCCACCATCGGGAACACCTTAAACAGCACCGAATGATTGAACTAGGCAACGATGTACCTATGCAACATAAGCCTGTTGAATTAAGCCGTAAAGACCAAGAAACCCGTAAACGCAAGATTGCCGAACTTGCTTACGCCAAACTAAACTATCGTTAAGGAGCAATCATGGCAGACCGCAGAGAGATGTTGGAAGCAGCGTTGGAAGATGTACTTGAGCCACAAGATGAGGGTAAACCCGTAGATACAGAGGAAGAACATGAGGAAGTGCAAGTCGAAGCATCTCAAGATGAACCTTCTCGCAATGAGAAGGGACAGTTTGTCGCTAAAGATGAAGCGGTGGCAGAGGAAACGAGCGTTGAGGATACTTCAGAAAATGAGGTTGCAGCCGAACAGCCCGAAGAACAGCCTGAGATTAGCGATATACCAAAGCCTACAACTTGGAAGAAAGACCTATTACCTTTATGGGACAAGATAGCCAAAGGCGAAACATTAACTAAAGAAGAAAGCAAAAAACACCTTGAATACCTTAACCAACGAGAGAATGAATTTAAAAAGGGCGTTAGCGTATATAAAGCGGAAGCGGAACGAGCAAAGGTGCTTGAGGAAGCAATTAACCCGTTTATCCCCGAACTCCAAGCCGCAGGCATACACCCAGCCGCATGGATAAGCAATTTAGGTAGGGCGCATTACACGCTAGTCAGAGGAACGCCTGAACAGAAACTTCAAATGTTTCATAGACTTGCACAAGATTATGGAGTAAACTTAAATAGTGATGCACAACCAACTGCACCGACTGATGCTTATACTCAACAGTTAATGCAGCAACTTTATCAAGTTAATCAAGAGGTTAGCACGATAAAGTCAAGGTTTGAGCAAGAAGAACAATCACGCTTGGCTGGTGAAATCGAGCGTGTAAGAAGTAACAAAGAGCGGTTTCCGCACTTTGACATGGTTAGGGAAGAAATGGCTCAATTACTTGAGCTAGGTAAAGCACCCGACCTTGAAACGGCTTATGCCAAAGCTGTAAGGCTGAACGATGAAGTTTGGGCGATGGAACAGGAACGACTCCTGACAGACGCAAAAAAACAAGCATCTCAGGCCCAGCAAGTAGCACGAGCCAAAGCAACGGCTGTTAGTCCAAAATCCGTTACTCCTAACGGAACGCAGGCGAAAGTCGAAGCAAAGGACAGGCGTTCTCTGTTAATGGCACAAATGACCGAAGCAGAGAGCGGTAGGCTTTAATTAACTTTTATAAGGATATATCATGGCATTTGCTAACTCAGCAATCACCGATATTATCGCTACCACCATTCAAAGTCGTAGCGGTGAATTGGCTGATAACTTAACGCAGAACAATGCGATTCTGCAAAGACTTAACTCTAAGGGTAATGTACGCCCATTCTCAGGCGGTAATGTGATTTTGGAAGAAATCATGTACAACGACCCATCAACCAACAACGCAAACAGCTATTCGGGCTATGAAGTATTATCAATTTCCCCTGATAGCCCCATCTCGGCTGCCCAGTTCAAGATTGCTCAGTACGCTGCTGCCGTAACGATGAGCGGTTTGGAAATGCTCCAAAACTCAAGCAAAGAAGCAATCATCGACTTGTTAGATGGTCGTATGCAAGTTTCTGAAGCCCGCTTGTTAAACCGCATTTCGGGTGACCTTTATGGTGATGGTACTGGTAACGGTGGTAAGAACATTGACGGTCTAGCTGCCGCAGTTTCTACTTCCCCAACCACAGGTACTTACGGTGGTATTAACCGTGCAAACTGGTCTTTTTGGCAGAACCAAGTAACTACTGGTTTGCTTTCGACCAACACCTTGGCAAAGATGACCGAAGCTGCTATCAAGCAAGTTCGTGGCACAGACAAGGCTGACCTTTACATTGCTGGTAACACCGCATATCAGTATTTCGTAGGCGCATTACAAGCAATTCAGCGTATTACTACCGAAGAATCGGGTGCTGCTGGTTTCGCATCCCTCAAGTTCTACGGTGGCGGTACATCTGCTGATGTAGTACTCGGTGGTGGTATTGGTAACCAAGAGAACGCAAACTATATGTATCTCTTAAACACCAATTACATCTTCTTCCGCCCACACAAAGAGCGTAATTTCGTGCCGATTGGTGGTGAGCGTCAAGCTATCAACCAAGACGCAATCGTGAAACTCTACGGTTGGGCAGGTAACTTAACCACCAGCAACGCTCAGTTGCAGGGTATTTTGACCACCTAATTTGTAAAGGAAAAATCATGGCTTACTCAGTACTCCCCATTGCAGGCGTTGAATTAGAAACAATCACGCCTGAATCGTTTGAATACACTAACGGCACGACTGTTATTGGAATCCCTAGTTTTGGCCCACTCGGCTCACAAACTTTTGGTTCTGATGGTTTGCGTTATGTATTTGCTAAAGCAGGCGGTGCGATTGCAGCAGGTGCAACCGATGTAACTGTTAATGCTTCAACCTTTGCCGCAACTGCTACTGGTGGCACTTATATTGCACCAGCAGAGTCGATGGTATCAGGTGATTATGGTTGGTTTGGAAAAACTAGCGTTTAATCAAAAATTGTAGTAAAAACAAGGGGCTATCTCGTAATGGGGTAGCCCTTTTT